GGTGGCGATGATTCTGGCGGCGGCGGTGGCGGTGGCGGTGGTGGTGGCGGTGGCGGTTCAACTACTATTAAGTCCGGTGACACGTTAAGCCAGATTGCGAAAGACAACAACACAACTGTAGCTGCGCTTGCTGCGGCTAACAACATTACGGATGTTAACAAGATTCAAGCGGGTGCTTCTTTAAGCATCCCTAGCGCTTCGGCGTCTACTACAAACTCAAGTAACAACAACAACAACAACACAGTTACTAGCGGCACAAGCACAGATTCAAAGGGCAGACCTACGATTGGAGCGGTTAGTTCTACGGGTCAGTACGCCGGTGACGGATTTGAGTGGATCGATGAGGGAACAAACGCAAACGGCGGTCAGATGCTGACTCGGACGTATACGGGTGTAAACGAGGGTGCTGGATTAGGGACAGATGTTATTACTGGCGGCACTGCGGACAAGCAGATTAAAGAGGCTATCGGTCAGATATCCTTGAACGAGGGCTCAAGTTATGCCGGCAGCAACGCATCTAATACAGATGGGGATATGTTGCAGTACATTAAGACCTTGTTAGATCCCGAGGTTGAAACCTCTTCCGGAGCCAGTGGTTCATATGCTGAACAGGTAGGTGTTTCAGATTACACTCCTACGATATCTACTCCGACTGTATCTGGTGGTTCGTTTGGGGATGCGTTTTCCGCGGCTCGTGATGCTCAAGGTGACGGGGGCGTGTTTGAGTATGACGGGAAGCAGTTTACCACGGATTTAGCACCAGACACTCTGGCTCCGACTACGAGTATACGTCCAGTGGCACGTTTAGATCCTATTGTTACTAGCTCTCTGGACCCAGAAGATCGGACCGATTTACCTCCGAGTACTGAAATTGCGGACGCCAGCGGCGGTAACAATGCCTTTTTAGATTATATTCTTGGCACTAACGATGGTTTCGTTCCTCAGTTTCCAGGTGATGTTCCTCTTGGTCTTTCTGATCCAGCAACCGCCGCCGCGATAGCCGAAGAAAAACGGTTAGGCATAGGAGGAGCAGATCCAGAGGACGAACAGGGTATTCTATCCGGAATCCTACAGTCACTCGGTGGTGGTTTGGTTCGCGGTACAGGACAGTCAGTTCTGGGTGCTTCCGACATAATTGAAAGCACAAATCAAACACCTCGGTATATTTATGGCGACGCCGGAGTACCGTTACGTCCAGATCAAGTTCAAGATTTAACTGGGAGAAGTTCTTCAGACTTTATGGTTCCTGGTGTAGGTATGGCTTTTGATGCTGCTTCGGCTATTAGTAATTATTTTACTGGCGCGGAACCCCCTAAAACACCTGTAACCGCCGTGGGGAAAGTTGATTATGGGTTCGCGCCTCGCAATGCGTCTGGAGGTTTTGCGGTGGATATGAACCTACCATTTGTAAATCAAAATGAGCAAAACATAATTTCTCAAGGGTTAGACGCCCTGGGCCAACCTGTTTCTGACGTGGGCCAGTCGATAATAGACGATGTTGGCGGCGCTGTAGGTAGAGCGGGAGAACGAGCCATTGTTAAAAGGGACGCGGACGGAAACGCAACAGGGGTAGACTTCGGCGCACTAGGTGTAGCGGCCACAGAGTCCCTAGGGGCATTGCTCCCCGCGGCTGCCGTAGCCATTGGAACTAAAAAACCTCAGCTTGGAGCCTTGATCACTGGCCCTCAAACATCGGCTGACGTTACCGCAAATGCTTCAGCCAGAGTAATAGCACGTTTAAAAGAAGAAAACCCAAACGCTAGTGACGCTCAGATTCAAGCGGCGGTAAACCAAGCTAGTGATGAAACAGCCGTTCCTGCCGCCTTTCTTGGCGTTTCGGACATCGTTCCATTTTTGGGTGGAGGACTTAAAGGATTGCTCGGCGGTATTGCCTCGGAAATGACAAGTGAGGGAATACTCGAACAAAGTCTGGCGGCATCCGCCGCATCAGGAAAGCAAGGTACTATTAACACCGGTGCGGGGAGTCTTGATGAAGCTCTTGTTGCCGGTGTTACGGCTGGATTAGGAAACGTTTCTAGCAACGCATTAAATCGTGGAACAACGTCAGGTGGAACGACACCTTCCGGTGGTGCCACTACAACAGCGCCGAATCTGACTCCACAACCTAGTAGTCCTACCGGCACTGGTTTAACTGCGGCTCAGAGGACGGCACTGTCAGATCTTAGCGGAGTTAATACTGCGGCGCCTACTGGTCTTATGACTACGGCTCCCGTGCAAGTAGGAGATCCTCTTATTGATACCGTGGGCCGAGGACAGCAAACTCAAGAGGGTAAGGTTGCTGACGCGGTGTTCACGGACATTCCTAACAACCCTAATGTTGAAACAACTACTCCAAATAACTTTAGATTTGACACTGTCCAAGAGTATATAGATGCCGGCAACGCGGCTCGTGGCGCTGCATCAAACGTTATATCGGGAACACAGGCGGCTCCGGCTCTTCCGGCTCCAACGACTCAAGACGCTCTTCCTACGTTTGATATCTCTGCTGCATCGCAACCAGACGTGACTACGAACCTAGATCAGATTACAATACCTGGAACAGACGTTGTGGTTAATGTTCCTAAACTAGCGGCTCCTACTACGGACACCGCGGTTAATAGACAGGTGCCTACTGGGTTAGCTTCGCTGGGACTTGGCGGAACGTTTAATCCTAACCTTGCGGCGGGATCTACTGTATCTGCGGCACCTGTATCTGCGCCGACAGCTACGGAAGCTGTAACGGAGGAGCAATCTGTAATTGACACAATTGGAAAAGAGGTTGCTGAAACGGGTGCCCTGTCTTCTGGAACGGCTTTGGCTTTATCCAGAACAACTAACCTGTCAATGCAAGAAATTGCGAACATAGCTGAGAATGCAATGGGGGTTACTCCTTCTGTGTCCACTGGTCCAAGTACATCGTTGACTTCAGCAGCTAACACGTCTCTGGCCCCTGTTGGTGGCCCAGGTACATTTGATGTTTCTACAAATACCGCGAACACAGGAATTGCTGCACTAGATACTTCTTCAGAAGTAGGTGGTCTTGAGGGAGAAATCTTAGACGCAGAGAACTCGGTGGTTACAACGGAAGCTGTTCCTGCGATTGATGACACAATTGAGGGCACATTTACTGAGCCTAGCACAGAAGTTGATATTTCAAGAAGAACAGCAAACGTCCCAGTCACAACTAATACCGTAGTTGAGGTCGCTCCAGAAACCCCTGTTCGAACACCAGTTAAGACTCCTGTCGGCGTAGTTGTACTTGACGACGACGAGGGGGACGAGGAGGAAATTACAGTTGAAGTTGATGAGGAGGACGAGGTTGTAGATGGCGAAGATGTGGTTGTTAACTTAGACATAGACACTGACGACGATGACGATGACGTAGCTGTTGAAGAAGATGCTCCGTTTGAATGTCCTGACGGATTTGAGGCGGTTCAAGTAAACGGTCAGTATGTTTGTCAGAGCACTGACGATATGCCTAAGAAAGTTAGACCAACGGCAGGTGCTTACTACAGACCTAATCCAAACCCGAACTATGGAGCGGCGGCTAGAAGGCGCGAAGCGTGAACTTACAGGCACTACCCGAAGAGGCTCTAAAAGAGATTTTAGCTCTGACGGAAGCCAAGAAACGTCTAGATCTTCAAGAAGAAGCATACGAACACTTCATGCCGTTTGCTCATCATGTGTATGATAACTTCATCGAGGGCGCTCATCACCGCGTTATAGCTAAAAAGCTTGAGGCTGTTGCGCGTGGAGAGTGCAAACGGTTGATTATTAACATGCCACCTCGTCATTCTAAGTCTGAGTTTGCGAGTTATCTTATGCCGGCTTGGTTCTTAGGGCGTAATCCTAAGTTAAAAATCATACAAGCTACGCACAACACAGAGCTTGCTGTGCGGTTTGGTAGAAAAGTAAGGGATTTAATCGATGATCCAGCGTATAAAGAGATATTTCCAGACACAAACCTTAAAGAAGACAACAAAGGTGCGGGTAAATGGGGCACTGACAAGGGTGCGGAGTACTTTGCGGCGGGTGTTGGGGCTGCAATTACTGGCCGTGGTGCGGACCTGTTGGTCATTGACGACCCTCACTCGGAACAAGATGCTTTAAGCGAGACTGCATTCGACCACGCATACGAATGGTACACCTCTGGACCCCGCCAGCGGCTCCAACCTGGGGGCTCGATCATAATTGTTATGACTCGATGGGGTAAAAAAGACTTGACAGGTAGATTATTGGCCCAACAGGGCAGTGATATTATGTCTGACAAGTGGGAAGTTGTAGAATTTCCTGCAATTCTGCCCAGTGGCAAGCCATTATGGCCGGAGTTCTGGGAAAAAGACGCGCTGTTAGGGATTAAAGCGTCATTGCCTGTAGGAAAGTGGTCCGCCCAGTGGCAACAAGAGCCAACATCTTCTGGATCCTCTATTATCAAGCGGGAATGGTGGAAAACGTGGGAGGAAGAGAGCATTCCGCGTCTAGATTATGTGTTGCAGGCGTATGATACGGCGTTTTCTAAGAAAGAAACTGCTGATTACTCTGCTATTACGACATGGGGAGTGTTTAAACCAGAGGATGGTGGACCAGATAACCTTGTTTTGCTTGATGCCCAGCGCGGACGGTGGAATTTCCCTGAATTAAAGGAAAAAGCCTACGAAGAGCACGAGTATTGGGACCCAGACATGGTGATTGTAGAGGCCAAAGCAAGTGGTCAGCCGTTGATTGACGAGTTACGACAGCGAGGAATACCAGCATTAGGGTTCTCACCAGGCAAAGGTCGTGATAAGGTGACACGAATGCACATGGTTGCCCCCTTGTTTGAAGCGGGTGTTGTGTGGGCACCAGCGGACAAAAAGTTTGCTGATGAAGTTATAGAAGAGGTGGTGTCATTTCCTAATGGCGATCATGACGACTATTGTGATAGCATGACACTAGCACTGATGCGTTTTCGACAGGGCGGTTTTATATCGCTCAACGGCGAAGACCTAGGGGACGACTTCGTTCCTAAGAAAAGGGAGTATTATTGATGGCTTTGCCACCACGCCCCATGGGCTCACTTGTAGACACCGGCGCAATGCAGGGCGGTCCTGATGACATGCTGCCTTCGGTAGACATTCCCTTAGATACTCCGGAAGATTTCTCTGGCGGGGCTGAAGTTATACAGAACGCAGACGGAACTGCGATGGTTCAAGCACTTGCGGACATGATTGAGCAAGCCGAGGCCGAGGCTCCTATGGAGCATGACGTTAATCTCGCTGAGTTTTTAGACGACGGATACATGGGGGAGTTATCTTCTGAGCTTAGATCGTCGTATCAAGATGACCAAGAGTCTCGGTCCGAGTGGGAAGAAGCATACACCAAGGGACTGGACCAGCTAGGCATTAGACAGCAGGAACGCTCAGAGCCCTTCCAAGGGGCCTCTGGCGTCACTCATCCACTTATAGCGGAGAGTGTGACCCAATTCCAAGCACAAGCCTATAAGGAGCTATTACCGGCTGGTGGGCCTGTCCAGACTCAGGTGATGGGTAAGCAGGACGCTGAACGTGAGGCTCAAGCGCACCGCGTAAAACAATACATGAACTACCAGATCATGGAAGTGATGGACGAATACGATCCTGATATGGATCAACTACTATTTTATTTACCATTATCGGGATCTACATTTAAGAAAGTTTACTTTGATGAGGCCAAGCAACGGTCTGTAGCGAAATTCATTCCGGCACAAGATCTGGTTGTGCCTTACTCGGCGTCAGACTTAAACACGGCATCTAGAGTAACCCACGTCTTGCGTATGGATTACAACCAAGTTCGCAAGATGCAGGTTGCAGGGTTCTATCGTGACGTTGAATTAAAGGTTGGAGACGGAGAGCCAGACGAGGTTCGTCAGAAGGTTGACGAAATTCAAGGTATATCCAAGACCTACTCAGATGAAGTCTACACATTACTAGAGATGCATGTTGATTTGGACCTTGAGGGTTTTGAGGACATGGATCCTAACGGAGAGCCTACGGGCATTCAACTTCCGTATATTGTTACATTAGATGAATCGTCGGGCGATATCCTGTCAGTACGCAGGAACTACGACGAGGGAACTGACCTTGCTAAGAAGCGTCAGTATTTTGTTCACTACAAGTTTATGCCTGGCTTGGGGTTCTATGGCTTCGGTTTGATTCACATGATTGGTGGATTAGGTCGTGCGGCCACCAGTATCTTACGCCAGTTGATCGATGCTGGAACACTCGCAAATCTCCCAGCGGGTTTCAAGGCTCGGGGAGTAAAGGTTCGTAACGATGACGAGCCTTTACAACCTGGAGAGTGGCGGGACATTGATGCTCCTGGTGGAAACATTCGGGACTCTATCATTCCTCTACCGTACAAAGAACCTTCAGCTACTCTAGCGCAGCTTTTAGGCGCGCTGATTGAGGGTGGTCGTCGTTTTGTATCGTTGGCTGACGAACAGACCAACAACATGAATCAAGAAACTCCAGTTGGTACTACTATGGCTATGCTGGAACGTGGCATGAAAGTGATGTCTGCGATTCACAAACGGCTACACTACTCACAGAAAACAGAGTTTCGTATTCTTGCGCGGATTTTTGCCGACAACCTACCACAGGAATATCCGTATGACGTAGCCGGTGCAGAGCGCACGATCATGGCTACGGACTTTGATGGGCGTGTGGACATTATACCAGTCAGTGATCCCAACATCTTTTCGATGGCGCAGCGTGTGACACTGGCCCAGACTCAACTTCAACTGGCCCAGTCCAATCCGCAAATGCACAATCTGCATGCAGCGTATCGACGTATGTATATGGCACTAGAGGTACAAAACATAGATGAGATCCTGCCACCAACACCAGAACCACAACCACTTGACCCCGCGGTTGAGAACGCTCGTGCTTTAATGGGTGAATTGTTGCAGTCTTTCCCTGATCAGGATCATGATGCACACATAAAAATACATGTGATGTTCATGAAGACCCCTCTAGTTACAACCTCTCCACAAGTTATGGGGACCTTCTACGCCCACGTCCAAGAACATATTGCACAAAAAGCACGTCAGAGTGTGACGCAAGAGATTGAAAACTTAATCTCTCAAGTCCAGTTGAATGTTCAGATGGGCGCACTTGATCCGAATGCGGCTCAACAGCAGATTGCAGAAGTGCAACAGCAGATGCAAAACCCTGCTGAGATGGAGAAACTTGTAGCTATACAACAGCTAGACATCATGCAGAAAACATTAGCGGACTTAATACCGCCAGGTCAGGACCCAATGTCTGATCCACTGGTACAAATTCGCATGCAAGAGCTTGCAGTCAAACAACAAGACGCTGAACGAAAATCAAACACCGACAAGTCAGAGTTGTTGTTAGAGGCGGCTAAGATGGAGCAACGTGCTGTAACGGATGCTGCAAAGATTGAGAGTCAAGAGGACATTGCTGGCAATAGAAATGATGTAAATCGGGAGCGCATAGAAGTTCAGCGACAAGGTATGAATCGAAGAGGCTAGCAATGAGCCATGATTGATCCAATTTCAGTTATTGCTGGCGCGACAGCCGCCTATAACGGCATTAAAAAAGCCTGTGAAATGGGTAAAGAAATTTCCAGCTTTACAGGTGCTATTTCTAAATTTGCAAAAGCAAACGCTGACATAGACTTCCTTGAACAAAAAGCAAAAAACCCATCACTGTACCATAAGATGTTTTCAAATCACCAGGCTGATGCCTTGGACATTTGGTCAAAACGTCAAAAATTAAAAGAAATGAGAACCGAAATTCAAAATCATATCAGTTTCGTGTACGGCCCAAGTGCCTGGAAGGAAATTCTCCGCATCGAGGCCGAACAGAGAAAACAACAAAGGGCTTTAGTTTATGCAAAAAAAGAAGCTATGGATAATTTAATAAATGGTATCCTGATTACATTAATAATTTCGGTGGGTTTAACAATCGCGGGTGTAGTGATTTGGTTTGTAGGCAAACAGCAAGGCAAGTGGTGAGTGGTTCTTGTACAAAGAGGGAAAAACTACGTTGTATATGACAAACGTGGAAAAGTAGTTATAATAACTGTAGATAGGCACATTGCTATAAGTTACGCGAGGCAACAAAAATGACAGAGTTCGACAAGGCAGATCTAAACAATAACTCAACCATTGAGCGCAGCGAATGGAATTTACTTGCGCTTGAAGATCGTAGGCTTGAGATACACGACCAAGATTTAAAGCGTAATGCAGAGCGTAGGTTCACAGGTTTTGCGTTGGCTGGCATGTTAATTTATCCATTCATTATTCTTTTTGCTTCGGTGCTAGGTTTTGACAAAGCTGCAACTTTAATTACAGATATAGCTAGTGTGTATGTTATTGCTGCCTCTGGTGTCGTTGCTGCTTACATGGGTTTCAATGCTTACTCTGCAAATGCGGATAAGAAAAAAGCGTCTATAATGTATGAAAAAGAACCAGGAGGTAAGTAATGTCTGACAAGAAAATTAAAAAAGTTATAAAGGGTTTGAAGAAAGCATCCAAGTTACACGCTGGTCAAGCTAAGACGTTGAAGACCGTGTTAAAAAAGAAGCCAAGGAAGTGAGCCTAA